CTCGATGCGGCGCTGGGCGATCAGCCCATCGCGGGTGGCCCGCAGCACCGCATAATCGACCTGGTTGCTGGCCACGTCGAACTCAGCCCGCGCCTGCTGCAGTCGGGCCGTCGCGGCGCGGTAGGCATTGTCGGCATTGTCGAACTGCGACTGGCTGACCAGCTGACGACCGAGCAGCGCCTGATAGCGGTCGTACTCCGCCTTGGCCACCCGCAGGTTGGCTTCCGCTGCGGCCACCTGGGCACGCATGCCGTCCAGCTGCAGGCGCACGTCCTGCGGATCGAGGCGTGCCAGAGGCTGGTCCTTGCGCACACGGTCACCCGCTTCGACCAGGCGTTCGACGACCTTGCCGCCGATGCGGAAGGCCAGTTCAGGCTCGTAGCGCGCGTGCACTTCGCCGGGGTAGCTCTCGCGCGCTTCGCTGGCCGGTTGCGGATGCACGACCATGACCGGCCGCGGCAGTTGCTGCGGCGGCTCGCCGTTACCACAGGCGGTCAGAGTGAGCGCTAAGCCAAGCACGGAGGCGAAGGACAGGACATGTCGGAACACGATGAAGGTCTCTCTGTCGCGAAGCGGATTGGAATACTTATACTGCGCGGTATAGTAATGCAGGGTGTTGAAGGGTGTGAAGGAGTGATTCTTGCTGGGTTCGTCTTTTTGCCACTCCTTCCGAATCCACCCGAAAACACCCGCTCAGCGCTTCGATTGGTACAAAAAGTGGTATGAGATTCCTCAGCCATTCTCAGCCCGTCCGGGCAATCTCAATTCCCCTTCACCGCGTCATAAGCTTTCTCGCACGCCGACCCAGCTATTCCTCGCTCGTCGGCGACTCCAGCATAGAGTTGAGCAGCCTCTCCAACCCTGCCGAGCACGTCGGCTCGCACTCGGGCGGCGCCTTCGGCTGCCTGGCTGAGCTGGGCAGTGATGGCATTGCCGGCGTCACGACTGCGCTGCTCAGATGCTGCGAGGCGCAACTTGAGCCGCTCAAGAGCACTACCAGCGCGCTCAGCATCAGTACGCGCTGCAGCCAGTTGTTCCTGTGCCTCTGCATCGGCTTTCTCCGTCGCGGCCTGGCGCCGCTGGTTTTCCTGAATGACGAACAGCGCAGCGCGGCGGTCGCGCTCGCTGACTTCGGTGCGGTAGTTGGCAAGGTCTGCCTGTGCCTTCGAGGCCACAGACTGCGCCGATAGCACCCGTAGTTGCTTCCCGCCTGCCACGGCAGCCAGAGCCAGCAGCCAATAGGCCCAGCCGGGCACGAGTTTCAGCCAGGCGGTCATCGCATCACCTCACGCACGGCCGCGGCGAAGTTCCGCCCCCACTTGGCGCGGAGCTCGGCGCGTTGCTCGGCAGTACCGCGGTCGTATGCGCCGGGGCGCCACGTCCTCAGGTACAGCTTCCAGCCGCCTTCCACGTCATCCTCGCTCGGCAGCCGACCGGGATCGCTCCACAGCAGAAGCCGAGCCAGCCCAGCGGCCAGCACGTCGTCGTGCTCGATGGCACTCCAGATCGATCGGTTGTCCGGCGCTACGCCGCGAGCTCGATACAGCGCCGAGGCATGGTCTTTGGTGGCCTCATGCGTGCGAACGCCAGCCACCATCCCGCCGCCGAGCTCACCCTGCCAGAATGACCGGGCCGGGCCGTTGCCCATCTGGCGGCGGTGGACGAAGCGACTTTCCTGCAGCCCGATAGCCAGCAGCATGATCTCGGCCTCTCGGCTCGACATCCGCGCAGGCAGCAGCGCGAGAGCGGGCGCTATGGCTCGCTCCCGTATTTCAGAGAGGGTCATGGAAAACTCCAGGCGTAAAAAAGCCCCGACTGGCGGGGCTGTTTTGGTTAATTTAGAAGCTGCGACCCACTTCAAACCAGACGCCCGACGCGCGCCGCAGACGGACGAAGTTGTTCGTACTGGTCGGCGCGATGTTGACGTTGCCTTTGAGCCGCATCAAAGCGTTGTCGTGCACCAGGGTCGTGAAAGCGTCCATTCGAACGGTGATTTCTTGACCGTCGTAGCCGTTCGTGAAGTTCGTCACCGAAGTGGCCGATGTGTTCTGTAGAGAGAACACCCGTTCCGAAGGGTTACCCGCGTTCGTGGTTACGGATGGCGTGGTGTTGCCAATAGGCAGCGGGATTGGTTCGGAACTGAGCAGTCGATCCAGGCCCCGGTTGCCCGAGTAATACGCGATCCGATCGGCAAAACCGGCCGACGTACTGGATACCGTCGAACTCACAAAGTTCACGCCTGCACGGAACGCATTGTCGGTGACGACAGTTCCTGTCAGCTTGGCCGGCGTGTCGGCGTAGAAATGCAAGTTGACGTTGACGTTGGTACTGCTAATCACCCGGTTGCCGACGACCACGTTATCGATCAGGGACGTATTGCCCAGTGCGTCGATCTGCGCGAGCGCAACGGCACCGGTATTGCGTCCGGTATATCCCGCGCGGATGGTATTGTTGGCGATAACGTTGTCTGCCGAGTCTACATGCGACCAGGCATCGCCCTCGGGCGCGGCGTAGTTCGGGCGCGAATAGATCGCGTTTGTCGGGCGCGGATTTTTCCAGTCGTTCTCAATAGCGAACGCCGCGATGTAGTGATTCTGGACGTCGTTATTCTGGACGATGTTTCCGATCACATCGCACGCTAGATACACGCCATAGTTTGCGCTGGCATAAATCTTGTTGCCTTCGATGAGATTTCGCTGCGCCCCCACGATGACGTTGATCGCCGCTTCGCCGCCGTCGTACAAGTCCCTCATAATCGTATTGTTGGCGACGATGTTCCGGCTCGCACCGTAACCTAGAAGAATGCCGGATGACTTGTATTCCCGCAGAACGTTGCATTCGATGATGTTTTCCCAGCTGGTATTGGCAAAGTACATCGAACGGTGATTCTGGTTGTAACAATAGTTCCCCTTGATCACGTTTCGCTCGCCACCGAGCATGTTAACGGCATAACTACCGTCGATCAGGATATTGTCACTGATTACGTTGCCAACACACGGGCCGGTCGCGCGAGTAATCACGCCGGTATAGAAACCACCAAAATCCGCCTGACCTTCGGCCAGGAAGTCGATAAGTAAACCACGTTGGGTAGGGTTCAGGACCCCGGTAATGTGATTCATACACACCAAGTTGCGATTGCACTGGCCGCGCATCACAATCCCGTAATGGTTCAGCGTGGCGTGGTTCGTGAAACCGTAGATTCGGCACTGGCGGATGATGGTGTCGGAAGTGTTCCGACCCTCGATGGCTGAGCGGTCGCCGTTGCTCATGTCCAGGGTGATGGAAATCACAGTCGAGCCGCCGAGCGGTTGCGCGTAGTCACCCAACACAACCACGGCATCTGGCGCCGTACCTTGACCCTTGATCACGCACTGGGTGAAATCCACTGCCCGAATTCCAGCAGGGATGGTGATGGTGCTGACGCTGTAGACGTCCAGGGGGGAACCGACAACATACGCGCCCTTCGCGGCAGCATCGTCTAAGCACGCCTGAATGGCCGCCGTATCATCAGTCAACCCGTCACCTACGGCACCATATGCTTTCACGCTGAGCGGTGCGCTACCGAGTGCGTCAGCAACAGTGCCGCCCATATAGCCAACCAGCGCGGCGCCGCCAGGCGCAGCCAGCTCCTGCCGCAGCACGTCATCCCCAACCGACACGAATTTCGGCGCATCGACCGCCCAATCGCCAGTTAGCGGGTACGGAAGCGTCAGATCGGCCTTTGCCCGGTAGAACTCGCCGTCTTTGCGGAAGATCTTATTGTAGCCATCAACGACCAGGCCGGCAGTGTAGTCGCCGATTACGACGAACGACGCGCCCTGCTCGAACGCATCGTACTGCGCCTGCATGTCGACGAGGTTTTGGGCGGCTTTTGCAACGGCTTGATCAGACTTGGCGTTTGCCGCGTTTGCGGTGGCTACTGACTCGTCTGATTTCGCATTTGCGTCATTGATCTCGGTCTGCTGCTGCTGGTCGACCATCACCAGCTTGTCGAAAACCTCCTCGTGCACTTCGGCGTAGAACTTGCCCTGATTGCGCAGGTCGGTGAGCTGGAGCAGGTCGACGACGCGAGTGACCTTGATTGATTCCGCTGAGGTCGGTGCCTGACTGAAGGTGATGCTGCCGCCTTCCTCTACCCCAGCGCCTGCCACCGAGTAATCGGAGTTAAGCGTCAGCGTAGTTGTCACACCGGTCGCAATGACTGTCTTTTGCACGACGAGGTCGGCCGCTGAGTTGAATTTGAATCCAATCGGGTAGGTCGCGGCGCCGTTTCCGAGGAAGTTGGCGACGTTGGTGTTTGTCTGAACGGTCATGGCCGGTCCTTTCGTGCGGGCAATAAAAAGCCCCGCTCATTGGCGGGGCCTGGAATTTGGGCAATAAAAAACCCGCCGAAGCGGGTCTTGAGTCTCTACTGTTATCTGTTGCTGACGACTTCCGTCAACGCTCTACTGAACCCGTCCCGCTCAATATCAGCAACATCCTTTGCAAGCTTCTCCTCCAAAAACCTTCGGGCCTTTTCATCGGCTTGCGTTTCCCCGGCGAAGTTCGTTTTGACTAAGGAGCCGAATTCATCTCGGTAGGCTTTAAGGTGTCTGGCGCAATGGTAAATAGAGGCGTTGGCGATTTCTGTCGGGGTCGACGTTGACTCCGTTCGACTCCTAGCATATGTGTCTATGCAGGACTGATAATTCAACACATGAGACAACAGGCGTGCCTCCACTTCATTACCCTGCGCCTCGACTGTCGCTATAGCGAAACAAGAGATAATTAAAGCAGCAATGCGCAAACGTGATTTCAACGGCCCGCCCCCATATAAAGTACCCACACGAAAAATCCACAAGCAGCCATGCCTGCAGCCCACCACCCAAACGCCTTACAGCCAAAAACGATTACCGCCAATAGATCTGATGCTGAGCGGATCTTGCCAGCGTGAGCTTCGGACGCCACAAACACTGAAACGATCGAGCCAAGAAAGAACGCGACAATCATTCCACCCAGACTTATTTCCTGTGGCAACACCACCCCTACAGCTATCGCCATCAGCAGCGGAGCCGCTAGGATGAGTGCTAGCGTAGCTACAGCAGACATATCGATTTGCTATCTGATTGCATCCCTGACCGCATCCTTCACTGCTCCGGCAGTATCCAGGTAGTTCTGTGATGGCCGCAGCAGGAACTGCTGGGCATTTTCCTTTTCTATCCGGCGCTCCATGCGGCGCAACGCCCCGGGGTTAAGGGCCTCCTGCACGCTGTGCAGGAAGAGATAGTCCATGGCCGTGCGAGTGTAAAACAAATTTGCGAAAGGCGTGTTCTGGATGGCGAAGCGGAAGCTGGCAGCCGCCGTATCATCACCATCTCGCAGCCTTGCGAGTAAGTCATACCCACCGTCGATCAGGCCCAGCGTCGGGCCGGATAGCGATTGAGTCAGCCCGCCACCGAAACGGTTGGCCTCGCCGAACAGGAAGTCACCGTACAGGCCCAGCGCGCCACCCTGCAGCATCGCCGCCACCCAAGTCTTCGGATCATCTGCCGGTCGAGGCTCACGTCCTTTCAGCAGATCCTTCGTGGCCATGGCGCCATAGCCGAACAGCGTGGTCCACAGCATCAGTTGAGCAATACCGAGCTTTTCGCCGTTGCCACTGCGCATTGCCTGGATCAGCTCGCGGCCAGGGTTTGCGCCGTAGGCACCTGGCTGGTAGCCGCGGCCGTAGAGTTCACGACCGAACGACTTCTGCAGGATGGCCACCGGAAAGGCCTTGAACTGACCCACGAACCGCAGCAGCTCGCCGGCTACGGTTCCGGGTTGAGTACCGCGGCGCATCATGGCGCGGGTACGTGCGTCCGGTTCGATCACCGCATAACTGGCCCGGTCAGTGATGTAGCTGCGCAGGCTGCCGCGCAATTCCTCGCGCAGTTCGCCGATGGCGGCAGCATTGACCGTGCGGCCCTTGCTGGTGAGATAGCCGGCGAGGTCTGCGTCTGCGATGTCGTCGATGCCCTGAGTGGTCATGTACTCGCGGCCGTCGGCCAGCTTGGCGCCAGTGTTGCGCACCAGTTCCCACTTGCCGGCGTCGAAGTCGAACAGCTCGAGCGTACGCCGCAGGTCAGGGTTAATCTGCTCCCAGTTCAGCGCGCGGTTGTAGGCCAGGTGATGGCTCATCATCAGCGCCGCGGTGCTGCGCATGGTGTCAGTCCACCACGTCAGGCCGTTGAGCTTGAAGAACAGCTGCTGGGCGCGGCTCATCTTTCCGCCAAGCGAGTCATCGGCGCTGAACTTGCTGACCACCTCACCGCGCACGCTATCGAAGAACACGCCCATCGAGGACAGGATCTCGCGCTGCTCGGCCGGCTTCTTGCCGGACAACATGCCGCCGATCAGCGTGCCCATTGAGCCCAGCATGCCCTTGCCCTGGTAGCGCATTTCACTGGCAGCCACCGGAAGGTCGGTCACGGCAGAGATCACCGCACCGCCCAGCTTGGCCATGGACTGCCAGGCGCGCAGGTTAGCAGCGACGCGTGCACCGGTGTGATTCACCGCAATGCTCGCACTGCCATCGATCTCGGCAAAGCGAGTCTTGAGCATCCCGCGGCGATCATCCTGGAAGCGCCGCATGGCCTCCGGGTCTTCCTTGAAAGCCAGCTGCAGCTCGTCAAGCGCAGCCTCGAAATTGCCTTCAGGATTGGTGCCGAGTCTGCGCATAAGGCCGGTGCTTTGGCCGGAGCGGTCCAAGCCGCCGAGGAATGCCTCGCGCAGCGAGCCGGTGCCGTAAACCTTGTTGTATTGGTTCCACGCTACGCCGTCTTTGAAGTGCAGCACGCGCTCGGCGCTGACCTTCTTGGCCAGGTTGCGCGGGCCTTTGAATCCGGTCGGCTCAGGCGTGGAAACCTTCAGGTGCACACCAGAGACCAGATTGTTGTAGGTGGCCAGCAGGAAGCCGTCGACATCAGAGCCCGCTTCGAAAGTCCGCTCGTCCAGCAGCGGCAGGATCTCGTCGCGCCACTGTTTGAAGCCGGCACTCTGCAGCTTGTACGGGTCATGCGACTGGCGCACCACGTAGCCAGGCAGTTTGCGGATGAAGGCTCCGGCGCGGTTGGCGTCGATGCGCGCGGCCTCCTGATACTTCTGCATGATTTTGGCGATCGAGACAGCCTCTTTGCTCAGGCCATCAAGAGGCTTGTCCATGCCGATACGCCAGAGCGAGTCGGCGATATCCTGATCCAGGTCGCCGCGAGTCAGGAAAGGCAGCAGCCCCTCCTTCTCAATGTCGTTGAGGAACCCGGCGATATAGGCCTGGCTGAGCTGTTTCTGCTCGGCCGCGACCGACCGGCGCGCGCCCGCCCGGGCAACGTTGGTGCCGACAAGGAAGGACTCGAGCCCGAGGTCTGGCCGATCTGACCAGGTGCTGCGAATGTAGCCGACCAGTTCAGCGCGACGACGAGCGTTGAGCAGGGCGTTGCGCTTCTCGATAACGGCAGCCAGCTTGACCTGGTTCCCCATCTCGTCAGCGGCACGCATTGCTGCCTCCTCCAGGCCGAGCATGCCGTCAGTGGCCTGCAGTTGCTTGATGCGGGCCTGCAGATCGCCGACAAGCTCTGTCAGCTCTTCAAGGTCAAGCTCGCGCCCCGCAGCTTTAGCGGCAGCCTGGATGGTATCAATGCAGTCTTGAGCAGCCATTACGTCCTCAACTGACAGAGTGCTGCGGCCCGGTAGGCGGCGGCGTAGGTTTCAGCGTCTGCGGCCAGCACATTTGCATCGCGCAGATAAGGGGCAACATCGAGACCAGCCTGTGTGGCAATCTCTTCTGTCAACGCCAGTTCGTCTTCCAGCATTTTCTGCGCGCCGGGAAGATCGGTTCCGTCCAGCATTTTGGCGGTTTCGTCTGCGGCATAGCCGGCAATTTCGCCTTCCGGGTCGGCAACAGTCTCGACCGGCTCCTTGATGCGCTGCAGCGCAGAGGCGCGCTTGGCAGGGTTGTTCAGGTCAAAGAGGGCCTCAACGTCGACGGCCCGACCAGTGACGGACTGCGCCACTGCGGCGCGCAGCGCTGTCTCGCGGACTTGCCATGGGGCGGCCTCAGCTTTCGATCTGGCCGTCTGGCGCAAGTCGAAGCCGCTGGTAATGCGGCCTGCCTCTTTATCGATGCGCGATTGATAACGCTGCGGGATCTCGCCGCGATCAAGCGCCTCAAGGTCGCGCCTGGCAATCTCGGCTTGTCTCCCGACATCAGTAGCATCAGCCAACTCAGCATCACGCGCGACCAACCGCTTGCGCTCCTCGGCGATTGACTGCTGGGCCTTGTTGACCGCCTGCACTGCGTTTTCACCACGGCCGCGCAGCTGTTCAATGCGCTGTGCCAGGCTGTCATCTAGCGATTCAAGGCGCTCCTGAACTGCGATCCGCTCGGCCTGCATGGCCTTTGCGTTTGGCAGCCGGCCGGCAGCAACCTCCGACAGCTCGGCCCGGATCTCAGGAATGAGCGCCTCGCGCGCTTGCCGGCCTGCATCCTCTGCCAGCCTGACACGGTCAGCCGCAATGCCACGCTCGAGCGAATCACGCAGCGCGAGCATGGGGTTCTCGTCCACCCGCAGCGCAAACTCCTGCGCGGCAGCACGTGGCGTAGCCGATATGCCGGGCGTGACCTCAGGCGCTTCCGCTCTCACAGCGTCGAGCAGGTTGCCGCGGCGAAGGTCGCCGAGCAGCCCGCCAGCGCTGTGAAGGCCGCCACCCAGGGCAGAACCGAAGGCGACGTTGAGCAGGCTGTTGGTCAGGTCGTAATCGGCCTGGTCGCGAGCAGACGCGTACAGGATCAGCGGCTCGACCATCGCGGC